AGAAGTAATAGTAGGATAAACAGAGGCAAAAAACGAATCAGCAATATGATTTGGAACGAATGCAAACTCGTCCAAAAACAAGATGTTGAAAGACATTCCTCGAACAGCTGAGGCAGAAGTTGACGCAGCCAAGATTCTGGAACCATTTTCTAACTCCAAACTACCTTTATTCCAGGATATAATCCCCTGTTGCATCCATTTAGGCAAATTCTCATATGCAGTCTGTAATCTACCTAACAAATCCCTAGCAGTTGCTGCTTTGTTTGCTAGAATACCAATATTCACATTATCATTAAATACCGCATAATGCAACAAATATGATACAGACGTGGTAGACTTACCAGTCTGTCTAGGCATTTTACAGATATTAAATCTATTTTTATGGAAATTGTGAATTAATTTCTCTTGGAAATCATAAGGTTGAAAAGGAACCAGACCTTCATCCAAACTAACAATCTTGACATGCTGTTTAGCAAAATAAACAGGATCATTCTTACATGCAACAAATTCTAAAATCTGTTCCTTGGTAAATTCTTGTTTGACATTCGCTTTCTTTAAAAGCGGATTACCGAGATAAACTTCATCTTGTACTGGCATCACAAAATCTCCTACTTATTCTGCCTTCTGAAAAAGAGGTGTTTCAGGATCATAATCTGCAATACGATAACTCCACAATTTAGATCCCGGATATACCTTTTGTAGTTGATCTACTACTTCTTTACGAGAAGGTTTCTTTACCTGTGGGAAAAACATCTGAATACTCATTGTTCTTCCTCTCCAGGCCAAATATACTTCTATTATATTTCCAGGTTTATTATACTTTGGAAGTCTTCTTACTTCTGCCAAATCTAAAGGATCTTCCCATTGCGCTGCAGGTTGGGGAACTTTCATTGGTTCTGGTTTAATAATATCGATCACGGTTGCATAAAGATTTCCATTTGCATCATGTATTTCAACTTCTTCAGTTAAAGGTGCAAAAATATTATCTCCAACCTTGACATTATTCAAAAGGAACCATCCCTTATTAACTTCCAATGCATAACGGACATCTCCTTCAGAAACAACTGGAAGAAGAGTGAAAGGTTTGAGTTCTTTAATACTTTCAATAACTCCATCTTCACGAATAAAAGCGATGTCCAAAGGAATACGAGTATCTTTCATATGGAAAGATTTTTGACCAGTTTCTTCAAACTGGAAAAACATTCCTGTATTCTCATCCAGACTTTCTCTGAACATTAAACCTAATTTAAACTCGGTAGAGGTTTTAGGAATTTCTAAATTAAGAGGAAGTTTTATTACTCTTTCTTCACTAACACCACCTCCGTTTCCACCCCCGTTACCATTTCCACCGTTGCCCGAACTACCATTACCGTTCCCATTACCACCATTACCGTTCCCATTGCCATTAGAGCCATTCTTTCCATTACCATTTTTTCCATTCTTATGATCATGAACTAACCATCCACCGCGTCCTATATGATAACCATTAGGAATAGGCATACACTTCTTTCTTCTAGTGCAATAATAATACCCTTTTTTACACTCCTTCATGGAATTTAGCAGTCTGGTTTTTAGTATTTAGACTTACAAGTTAGTAATAGTGAGGTTATTAAGACCACCAACCCCAACCCAAGCAGTTCCGTTATAAATTTCTAATTGTGCAGTAGTAGTATTAAATATAAGAGCACCTACTGTAACACTAGCAGCATCTCTTACTGTAGAAGTCATTACTGGAGGATAGAACATTGTAGAAGCAGTGACTACACCAGCAAATACCGCATTACCTCCTGATGATACTGTTAAACCAGCACCAGATACTTCGAGATCAGTGGTCGTTAAAGTGGAAGAAGTAACTACACCAGCAAATACACCACCACCATCAACATTTAAAGTAACCCCAACACCGGGACCTCCATCATAATCATAACCAACATTAACTCCACTTCGAGCAGTAACAATACCAAGGGAGTCTAGATTTACTACATTCTCCTTGAAGATAGTTCCTGCAACCGAAATGTCTCCATCAAAATAAGCAACAACACTAGTGGTTACTCCACTTTCTTGAGATTCTCCAACATATAAGGAATACTGTGCTCGTGCAGTTGTAGCAATACCAACATTCTTTGTAGTACTAACACCAGCAGTTGATGATGCCCATGTTCCACCAGCACCAGATGAGCCACCCGCTGCAGGAGCCCACATATTAATCGCACTATCCCATGCTAGAACCCATCCATCGGTAGAAATTCCTGTGCCAGCATAATCCACATCCTCCAAGTCGGACATGATTCTAGCACCACCTCCACCAAAGGTTGCTAACTGTTGCTGAACTCTATTAATAAAGAGGCGATAATGTTCTGCTAATTTCTCATGTGTTACATAAGTTTGATCTAATGGAGTAAGAGGGTCAGAATTATCTACATTAGGTGGAATATTTAAAAGACCTTCTGTTAATTGTTGTTTCTCATCATTAAACTTTTCTAGAACTTCTTCTAACTTATTAATCTTGTTAGAAAGATCTTCACTCTTTTGTTCTAAATCTTCCGTTACTCTTATTTGCTTTAAAAGATCTTCAAATTCTCCTTTTAGACTTTGTACATGTTTTTCATTTACAGCAAAGTCTATTTTCATCTCTTTGAGTTGACCAGAGAGATTCTTCTCAAAATTAACAACAGCAGGAACCACTGCATTTTTCATCTCATCATAATATTTGGAAGTACTAGTATCTAAATTCTCTTGCAACTCACAAATATTATCTGAAAGAGATGTCTCCATCTCATTCATCCTATTAGAGAAACCTGTCAGAGTTTCTTCATAACCTTCTAACTTCTTATTCTCTGCAATCTCTCTTTCCTTAAAATCTTTATAGAGATTATCATAGGTCAATCCTAACCTCTTGGAATCTTCAATTAGACTCTCAATATCAGAAGTTTTTTCTAATAGATGCTTATCTAATTCTATTTCCTTATTAGTAATCCTTTCTTCTATATCGTGAATAGAATTCTTAATAAAAGAGACTTGCTCATCAACATGAGAAGAAATAACTTTTACTTCCTCTTCAGTTTTCAATTTAGATTCTATTAAACTCTTTTTATAATTTTCTGCAACTCTCTCAAATTCCTTTTCGATTTGGTCAAGATTCTCCTTATAATCATCTTCTAAATTTTTAACCCTCTCATCGACAAATTCTTTATTTTGAGCAAGTCGCTGTTCTGTTTTTAATTCAGTATCTGCAAAAAACTTTTTATACTTGGGTAATACCTTTTCTAATAAAGATTCAACTTTACCCCTAATACCCTTTACTTCTTCTTTTACTGAAGAAATCTGTTCTTCATTAAGAGACTCAATTTGGGAAGTAACAGAATTAAGATTGGCATAGATATCCTCATGAACCTCCTCAACTTGAGAAGTTAACTTATCTTTAAAACTGCCAAATCTATTATCAACTCTGGTTTCGGAATCAACAATTAATTTCTTATATGCAGGTACTTCTTCTCCTATAAAATCATTTACCGTTTCGGTTAATGAAGCAAATTCTTCTTTTATATTATAGACACTTTTAGAATTTAAAGTCTTAACTTTATCCTGCACATTTTTTATTGACTCCTCTACAAAAAGAAGTTGTGCGGTCATTGCATCGTTAAGATCTTCCTTACTAATCAGATCTTGAATTCCTTTTTTTATACCATCTACACTTTCGGTAAGAGTATTTACTTTCTCTACATTATTTTTAAAATTATCAAAATTACTAGTAAATTCTGTGAGTGCTTGAATATGGTCAAAATTTGTCCTAAAAGAATTAAAGGCTTCGGAAATTGTCTCTACCTTTTCAGGTGTAGCTTGATCCCTAACCTCATCCAAAGAAGTATTAGGATTCTTAACGTAAAATTCTGACGGTTTCTTAAGTGGCACCCTATTGATACTCCATCTACAAATATATTTATTTCACAAAATCAGTCAGGTTTTGAATTCTGCTGTTTAATTAATTTTGCCAGGTCTGCAGTAGAACCAACAAATAACGCATTAGTTACATTATTAGGACCTTTTGCTTTCTCTTCTTCATTAACTTCCTTCACCTTTTTCTGCAAATCTAATAATTTATCAGTAGCATCTGAAACACTTTTAATAAGTTGTCCCGCTACTTCATATGCTCTAGGCATTTCACTTTCTTGAGCAATCTCAAGAATACCATTAATTGCTTCTTGTCCCTTTTCTATTATACTATAAAGATTACCTCGTGTATACTCATAATCCTTTTCAATATCATCTTTAGTAAGTCTATCAGGTTTTTCTCTCTCCACCATGGGAGTCACCTCCTCTTCCACTACTTCTGGAGTAATGTTAAAGGTTTTGTCTAATTTATTAAATTCTTTAGTCATCATGAAATTGTTCCATCAAATCCGAAGTCATCTCCTTCAGGGATATAGGTTCTTTCTACTGCCTGATCGATAATCTTGACCGGTGATCCCTTAACATGAATAGCAGCAGTGGTATTATCTTTACCTCTCTCAATCACCATAGTATTACCTTCAATTGATACCACTAGTACTTCTTCCCCTTCAAGATCTAGATACGCTTGTCTACCTGCATCATTCTGACTATTCCAGTAAGTAACAATAGCAGACCCATCATCAACAGTCATTGTATCATCAGTAGCAGTTATGTTTTCTGCCATGAGAGTTGTGATATCCCCTTCATATGCCTTAATAGCACGAGGAACAACAGAGTAAGTAAGGTCTCTTCTTGTATTAGCAGTATCCTTACCAGTGAGGTAGTTAACCTTAACAGACCTAATGATATCGTCGGTAGCAGCAGAAACAGGACCGAATAGATATGTCTTTGCACTGAATCTTAAAGTATAAAGAAGAACTCTTCTTGTCTCAAAGTCTCCTTCATAATCATCTTGCATTGTTACATTTTCAAGTACAATGGGAATATCTCTTTTCTCATTAATACTTCCCACCAGATTAACGGTTACGTTATATGAGGGTTGAAAATAGGGTAAAATCTGTTCTACAATCTGTAAAGCATCATCATTCAATTTCGCCATAATAGCAAGTTCAAATTGCATATTATAAGGAACAGGCATATATGCTTTACTAGAATTTTTTTCAGTAACAGGATCCTTTACAACAAACTTTTGAGTCGTTGTTAATTTTCTACTAGGATCATATGTCAACCCAGTAAACTCAAAAGACATTCTGGGTAGAGTTATAGAAGTTGCCTTATTAAGGTCTGGTAACTGATTTAAACGTGCTAAAAACTTTTGAGTAGGACCATATGCCAAAGGAACCTTAATAGCATCCTCAACTGCTCCAGCAGAACTAGTTTGCTTTACAGTTATTCCATTAAAAAGCGTACCAAAAGAAATAATGGTCTTTCTCAATATTTCGTTATAAAAATACTCAAACATTTTTAGACACCTGTTATCTTATATTTAGGGAACACCAAAGGGGTTCTGTTCTGTAAAGTCTAAAATTTCATCCGCTGCTTCTTCAATATTGAAGTTATCTGCATACTCTTCATCATCACCAATTTGTGTATCAACCACTCTAATGACTTGAGTAGCACCGGACTTACTTCCTGTTAATGTCTCTCCTATCTTAAATCCTTCACCGCCAACCGTAGCAACTTCAAGAACATTAGTAACAGAATTCCATGTTCTGACTCTTGCGGTAGTAGTTGTAGCAGATCCAGTTACAATCTCATTAAAGACAAAGTTACCACTCGATCCGAAGGAAGGATCAGCAACTGTTATAGTAGGTGCAACACTATATCCAGCACCAGCGTTAGTTATTCTAATAGCAGTTATAGTGCCTGCAGTACTTACAACAGCCGTAGCAGCAGCACCAGCAGTAGTAACACCCGCCTCAAATATTTCATTAGTAAATGTAATTTGAGGAGAAGTAGTAAATCCACCACCACCAATTAATCCACCATAAGTGGTCATCGTTATAATACCAATACCACCATCAGAGATAGAGGAAATACCAGTAGCACCGGCACCCGTATTGCTGACAAATCTAATTATAGGTGCTTCAGTATATCCAGCACCAGCATTATTCAGATCAGCATTCTGAACAGATTTAGCACCTGAATTGACATTCAAATTACAAACTTGAAGTCCACCGATCATTCGTACACTAGCAATACCTGTTATGCCGGTTGAAGGTGCAGAAGAGATGGCAACTCTAGGAACATCAGTATATCCACCACCCCTATCACCAATAGTAATATATTGAATACCACCGTCTACAAGACCCGTTACAGCAGTTACACTGACTCCTGTACCAACCATAGTAAGGGTTTGCGTTGGTCCCGCAATAGTTGAAATTCCATCTTCTGTTTGACCATCACTTTCATCTCCCACCAGAAGATCATCAATATCCTCAACACCTGTATCAATAACTTCGTCTTCGTAACGGAAGAGTTCACATCTCAACTCATAGATATAAGTCTTTCTTAATTGATAAAATGGTTTTTCATGTTCTACATATTTAATTTCAAATAGACGATCACCTAATGGAAAATAAATTAAATCTCCTGCTTTAGGACGAGTAATTAATTTTACATTGGGTTCATTCTCCATTAAAGGTTCAATATAAGTCTCCCATCTATCTTTAGAAATTGTTAGAGTTATTTCATTCTTCTGTTCAATACCAAATTTGGATAAAATAACTGGATTATCTCCATATCCATCATAAGTATCCAAATATGCCTCTAATGGATATGCATCATCAAATTTTGATTGAACAACTTCTCTTATAATACTTTTTTCAGTGAGATATTTACGAGGTAAATAATGCACCTCAACCCCGTACATCCTCAACTGTTCGTTGATAAGACTTTGAACTAAACTCTGTTCTTGTCTATTACCATTTTGAAAAAACGGGTTAAGCATAATATTAACCTATCATATCTAATGGAGGCAATTCATAAGTATTGGACATCCTTTCCCGGATTCTATCCAAGTCCTTTTCAGCATCATCATACAATTGCCTTCCGTTTAACTCCACTCCTCCCGGTAATTTGACTCCTTGGAATTTCATCAAATTTTGTCCCCATTGCCGTTTCATTAACGCAACAGTATATGGTTTTAAGAATGAATCATTCCAAACTCTGGCATAATCTGTAGGATTTAATGCCCTCCAACAATCAATAATCAACCAATCTCCCACATTGGTTTCTGCCCAATCAATATCAATATATAACCTATCTTGCCTCTGATTAAATCTTATCTGCTTTTCTGTATTAAGTAAGAAATCAATATCCGACAAATAAGTTCTTGTCATTGCATAAGATAGTAATTCCGTTGTACCCCAATTAAAAGCAATATCATTCAGGAATAACTGATACTTAAGACTAAACATATTGTTAGTCGCCGTATTGCTTCCGTCAAAACGGAAGAGTTTAGTGACTCCAATAACTTCTGGAGGAATTTCTAGATAATTACTATTTTCTTCAAAATCAAATTGTATTTCTGAACCATTAATAGTGGTTGATGCACTGGTAGTCGTTATACCTGCATATGTTCCTTTTGGTGCTCTACCTCTATCTTTATCACCTTGAGTAATTTTATATTTTAAGTATACTTGAGCAACACCATCAAAATGTCTTTCATGAAAAAACTGTAAAGCATCATCTATAATATCTTCACATTGTTCCGTGGCAAGATTGATTTCCAGCACGGGAGCACCCAATTGCCGTAAGCAATATTCTTTAAATTCTGCTCTGGTTGCTGGTTTAGACATTTACACAACTACTCTTTTAGATATTTATGGTGCCGAAGATATACCAGCAATTACCAAAATATTACCATTAACCATACTGTAAATGGTTGTTGCAGATCCGGTTCTAGTAAAGGTAACTCCTGTTCCAGGTTCTATTTGTAAAGGAGATGTATGAGCAGTTCCTATGGTAATCTCATTAACAGTAGTGCCTACACCAACAATAGCAACATCGGTTAAAGCAGCCCCTACAGTAAAGGAATCGCCAATTGCAACCGTATATCCACTTGCACTATCTGTTCTCTTATTTACGGTAAATACAGTGGTTCCAATACCTGCTGTAGAACCTGCGGAAATAGCAGTATCAAAAAGTGTTATAGTTTCAGAACTACCGGTCATTAAAATATTATATTCATATCTTCCTTCTGATAAATTTCTTGTGGAAGATGCATCCATTTCAAGATAAAACTTTCCATCATAAGCACTAGTAAATCCTACGGTAAATGTACCAGCAGGAACTGTGGTTGCACCAATCCCTACTCCCTTCTGCATTTGAGAAGAACCACTCCAATCAGTTAAATCGTAAGTACTACTATTAACATCTTGAACATTAAAGTTAGCTTTAAATGTCGAACCAGTATGGATAGTTAAATCCGCACCAACTGGTACTCCAGCATCTGGATCAAATGTGAAGGTTCTAGTTGACATTGGTTACTAACTCCTTGAGTAAAGATTTGATTTCATTCATTTCACTTTTCAAATTAGCAAGATCTTGTTCAATATTTTCAGTCTTTTGGGACTCCACCATTTTTGCCTTACGTCTTGCAACATATTTCTCATGATCACCTTTATTTGAATTAACGATTGAATTGTTCCGAGGATCTCTTAACAAATCCGCATGTCCAGTAACACCATGATATTCCATATTAAGCAAGAGCAATAACTCGAAGATCCTTGATACGAGGAACATAAACCTGACTTGTAGAAGTTAGGATTAATTTAATCCTATATGTTCTAAAGGAAGGTAAATTATCGACGGTAAAGACATAATCCTTAAATTCAACATCATCTCCAAATCCATAACTATTGGTTTGTGGAACAAATGTATCAGATAATCCATCACTATCCTCATCAAGGATAATCTGACCCCTAGTATTGAGATTATTATAACCAGGGAATGCAGTAAAGATAGGATCCACTCCTTCCCTATTATTGATACAGTAGAATGCTCTAATATTAGAATCGAGATTAATATGAGCACCAGCTAATATCTTAATAGATGTAGCGGAATTCTCTAGAATCATCTCTTTGGTAATATATTGACATGCTGTAGGATCCGATTCAATAGTATTAACTCTACTATCGGTAGCATAATTGGTAATAACACTATTAACTCTGTTAGAAGTTAATATAATATTAGATGCTTCACCATCCACAATAGGACTTACTCTAGTATCATTACTACTTAAGAATAATCTCATGTTAAGAGATTTATGTCCTTCAACATTAGTCAAGTACTGATCTTCATTAACCTTTGATCCAATCACTCTAGGTGAATCTAGATAATTAGATTCATTTAGAGCAACGTTTTCAAAATCATGCTCAATCCAAGGAATTTCGGTAGAAGGTCCGCTTAAACCTTGAGAAGTAGTAGTTTGTACTTCAGCAGTTAATCCAGTTCTAGGAACAGTTACATTCCTAACCATTGGAGTAATAATTTCAAATGGTATATTTTGAGTTGCATTAACATTATATCCACCGGTAGATTTATTACCATTAATGAATAATTGAGGATATCCATCAGAAGCAGTGCTTCGTGCAGTACCAGTAGCACCAGAAGTATCTACCTTAATGTTATAAGAATCAAAAGTAATAGGATCGGAAAGACTAACATCAGTTAGACTATGAGTTCCATTAATTCTTCTCAAACTAATTCCCCCTGTTTCATACTTATAAACAGGAGTTCCAACTGGATAAGATCTAGAAAGAGTATTATCAATACCTCTGGTACTAATGCCAATGGTATTTCCACTTACATTATCATAAGAAAGAATTTCATCCCCAATTAAAACATATCCATAATTAGTCGAACCAACAGCAACATTTTCAAACTCTGTAAAGGTGCTAGCAACAGCAACTGTTATTCCACCAGCATCTCCAACATTATACGCAACACTTAATTGAGTTGGTCTAATGTCTGATTCTACACCAGAAATTTTAACTTTATTCTTACTGAAATACATTCCATGATTTCTATGATTTACCTTGATATGTAAACCATCACGTCCTGTATCAGTATTAACAGAAGCAACTTGAATATCTCCACCAGTACCTGCTGGTAATCCTGAATTTAAAGTAGTAGAAACACCTAAACTATTATAATACATCATAGTCTTGGCACTTCCTACAGTAAACTCACCTTGGACATTCTCCAGAATGAGTTCATTTGTATTACCAATTCCAGTAACAGATAATCTCATATTACGTCCCAAAGAATTGAGACCCACGGTAGTGACACCTAAAACATCACCAACTTGATAACCTGTACCTAGACCACTGATAGTTGCACCAACTGCCACACCATCGGTAACGGTAATATTAGCAGTTGCACCTCTACCATTTCCTGTAATAGTCTCAAGAGTAACTCCATCAAATGTAAGTCCGCCCGCTAAAGGAGTATATCCAATACCTGCATTAATAATATTCAAATCACCAAGTGCAGTTCCAGCAACTCCAGTAAGAGTACCAGATGCATTAGTAGTTGCTTGATAGAAAGTATTTCCTATTTCATAACCAGAATCTGCTACTGTTGATCCTAATCCAACTCTTACTTTTTTAGAAGCAAGTACGAGAGGGTTAGGTTGTAATCGAGGAATCTGACCATTTCCTACAGTTAATTCTGGATTATAGAATTCTACTGTACCCTCACTAATAAAGTCTGCTCTATAAAGAGTGAATTTCAAATCATCCCATTGACTAGGTTCCCATGTAGAAGCATTTTGAGACTTAAAGAGAGATCCTAAAAGTGGTTGGTTAGCAACATAGGTATTATTAATTAAATCAGTTTCACCTACTCTTGAAATATAAACACTGTATTTCGCAGAGTTTGATAATAGAACCATTGCATATTCTATATTTGGTTCTAGATAAACAGGTGCTCTAAATTGGAATGTAGTAGCAACTGAACCATCGGTAGATATGGATACGTCATTAGGATCCAAAATCACTTCTGTCATCGGAACAATTACTTGAGTAGGAACTCCATTTTGCATTGTTCTAATGGAGAAGTTGACAGGAATATCCATGTCATCTTTGGTCCTAAAGAAGATATCACATTTAGTTAAGAAAACACCGGCAGGATTCTCGTCCTGATTAACTCTAAATGATTGTGCAAGTGGATCTCCTACATCTCTTCTCTGAATTATTTCTGCCCATCGAGTAGCCCACTGACTAGACAAATTACGTGCAACCGTATCCTCTTGTGCAACTTGGGTTATATTAACAGTTGCATTACGAGTAGAAACAATAGTCTCTTCAATATTTTCCCAAGTTCCTGATGCAACATAACTATTACTTGCTGAAGTAGTAGCACCTAACTCATTATCTACATCACTGGTAAGTTTAAGAACCTTCGTTCCTGTTTCAAAACGAGGGAAATTAACATTATTTGGATTAGGCACATAGTAACTTCCTAATAAAGTACCATGGACATCAGTAAGCAGTCTTACGTTCGTAATAGTTGCTTGGGCACCACTCGATTCTCCCGTTAGAACCATATTGGTTGCAACCCATCCATGGAAACTTCCTTGGGGTTGAGAAGCAAGAGAGAAGGTATCTATATTCAGAAGTGTAGATGTTGAAGAATAAGTTGCGGGAATAGGTTGTCCAGCACCATAAGGGTTCTCTGAATAAGTTTGAGTAGGAGCATCATAAGGACCACGCTTATGGTTTGCTGTAGCAACCCTAAAGATAATATTTGCGTTGGTAGTATTATTAACCGGTCCCAAACCAGTACCTTGAATTACACCTGTTACAGTTTCACCTACTTCAAAGGTTCCTGTAGTCATATTAATTTCTAATAATTTAGGAACACAATAAGAGGTAACATCTATCCCATCAAAGAAACCATATACACGAGTATTGGGTTTCATTGATTGAGCATCAAATTCAATATTTCGGGATCTAACGAATGGAATCAGACCTCTATCAATTACTCTAGAATCAATTACTTCATTATCAAAGGTTTCGCTAACAAGTATTTGAGTACCAGTTCTCCTTCTTCTACTTCTCTCAACAGTAGTCTCCAGCTGCTCTTCAGCTCGCCAGTCTGTCCTCCACCTACCCTGTCTATCAGCCCATTCTCTTCGACGAGTATCACCTCTGACTACCTCTCTACCAGTCCACAAAGTCTGCCAAGAATTCCAGATATTTTGTGCAAATCCGGCTTGAGGATTAAATCCAGTAGTAGCTGCTAAATTAGCAACTGTTTCATTAAAATTACCTTCTCTATTAATAATACGTGGTTCTAAACGAACAGTATCTACCCAGGTATCAGTTGCTGGAGTTAGTTCTAATGTTCCATCCCAATATGCAACAATAAAGGGAGTAACTGCTTCCCATCTAGTTCCAAATTGTTGTACAAACCATTCAACTTCCGCATAATCCAGAGTTATAATATCATTTTGTCGTCTTATATTAATACCTTCTACAGCAGTAAAGTCTAAATCCGCCGTAGCATCAGTATTAACTACAGGACCGAACATTAAATCAACAGAATTGGTATAATGACTTGGCCTGACTTGCTTATTTCTAGGATCAATACTATTTTTAACTTCAAAACTAGTATCCTGTGGTTGGAAAGTTGTAAAGTTATCAACAAAGAATCCAGACTTAAATCTGTTTAATCCATCTGCATCAGACACAAAGAATGAAGAAGTATTAGATTCTAACAGTGAAAGTGAAGTATAATATTCAAGATTTTGAATTCTATCTTCAAGTCTTGAAATATCACTCATTTGATATCTCTTATACTCCAGAAACTCAATCGAAGCATGACTTACATCATAAAGATAAGGTGGAAGATTAACTGTTGCTATTTCAAGAGCATCCTCAACTTTAACAGGTTTTTGAGGATTTTCGGAAGGAGTTCCATATACTACTTGTAATGTACCATCTTTAGTAATATAAACTCTATCAATTCTTCCCAGATAGTTGGAGAAATCAACCGTAATGGATTCATCAGATGCAAGCATATTTAATGCTGAATTACCGCTTCCATTAAAAGTTCTGCCATAGAATTCTAAAGGAGATCTAGAATTTTCAGAGAGAGAATAATCAGTAACCCTAGGACGAATATCAATTATGTCACTATTAGATAATCCATCAACACTTGGAATATCTTGATAATTAAAGGTACTATATGAATTTACAGTAGTAATATCTCCTTCATCCGTAGATTCATAATAAGCATTTTCAAAATATATTTTTAATGCTTTATCAGGAGCATCAGCATCCGCTTTTCTAACAAGTCTTCCAAAATCATAGAATGTATTCTCTTGACCATTATTCCATTTGTAACTTGCGGTTATATCAAAACTAGGAGATTCTAAAGTTGATACTACCGCTTGAGCATTAGACTCTCCAAAAATAATAGTTTCACCTTCGACCAAATTATGTTCATTTTCGTAGATAAACGATATTTTAGAAGAGTTTAATCTTTCTGCACAAATACCAATTGCACCACTAGTTTGACCTGTGAATTTCTCTCCAATAATCAATTCCGTTGTAGTACTAGAAGAAGTAGTGATTGATGCTAGATCCGCTGTAGGAGCAGATGCACCATCCAATCCTGCTGATTCAAATACACCATGTACTTTAACAATGTCAGGTGTATTAAGAGAAAGTTGTTCGTCTTGAACTCTGGTTCCATATGGATATCCACCCGTACCATAATCCAATCCATCATTCAGAGTAGTAGATCCAATTCCAGATGCACTTAATTTGGACTTGGTAATAGTTAAAGTATTAACTCTATTTCTTATTTTCTTCTTCTCTACTACTTTTGACTTCTTAAGTGTAGCTATTAAAGTAGTCTGATTAATAGAATCATCAGATCCTAAATTAATTATTGATAAAGTGGTCATTGTAGCATTAAAGACCAATCTATCAGAAGTTAAAGTTTCTGTGCTTCCATCAGATCTAATAACCGCATATCTTTCCTCATCAAAGGGAAGGAATGTTTCATTCCTTCCTGCTTCATAAGATCCAGTCAAATCTCCACCAGAAATATTAAGTCCACTAAAAGTCTTTCTGATTGAAATAGATGCATCCGTTAAATCAACATCAGAAATATGAGATTTAGGTAATTCTGTATAAAGACTATTATCTGAAGAAGATTGTAAATCTGTAGTGATGATCTTAAGATCACTTACATTAATTTGACTTGTTGGTAAAAGTCCACTTACAACCTGGGATACTGTTGTAACTCCAGTAACTGTAACTTGAGTAGAAGAAGTACCAACTACCTTTCCGTAAATTGGATCAGGACTTACCAAAGATCCGTCAGTAAAGGAAACCAAATCATCTAACCGAAGAGTTCCTGGGAATACATCTAGATTGGGACTTGTAATTGTACTAATATAATTTGTCCCTGATCCTGCCGTGATGGTAGCAACTCCAACAGTAATTAAATCTGATTGAATTACGTCTGCACTAAAAGTATTAATTCCAGTAACACCGTCATTAGTACCATAAACAGATTTTACATCTGAAATATCATGAGAAGTAATAGCGATTGCTACTCTTGGATTTTGAACTCCATTAATGATAAGAGATTCATTCTTAAGGAAATTACCTTCAACTTCATAGCAAGTTAAAGCAGTTCCAGCAGACACAGAGTGCATAAGGAATGCGGTTGCACCACTATTAGCACCTTTAATGAAAGTAGGATGTGCAAGTGTTATTGCTTGATTAAGAGTAAGATCAGTAGTTGTCTGAACATCATACAGGGATATGTCCCACTGATTAAGTTGAGGATAAGTCGCATCATATGATCCCGACTCTAATTCCATATCATAAACTCTGGCAACCCCAATTTCTTTTGCAGGTACGCCAGTCTGATCAGAACCGACTCTTTCACTTCTTAAAGTTAAAATATATGTGTTACCAATACCTATAGTGGGTGTTCCATATACATTATTTAATTTTAAGGATGGACCAGTATTATAAATTATAGATTGATTTTCATTCAATAAAGTAGTTCTGGGTTTATCGGCATCTAAAAAAGTAGAAGCAACAGTTTCTATTTCATATCCTTTGACAAATGCTTTTCCAGGTCCCACTCTATACAAAGATAGATCATCGGAAGGAGTTGCACCTGCTTGAGTAGTCTGACCTTCTTGATAAACTCCTCCGTTACCAACATTATTATTTAAAGAGTTGACAACAGCAACATCAAATGCTTTTACATAATAATCTCCAGATTCTTCATAAGTTCTACGTGCTAACTCATCTGCTATGATACTATAATCTGTGGTTTCCTTTTTACTTTTTAAGATACCCTCTTCAACAGTAGCAAGCTCAACAAAACTATCATCTTCAAAATCACTTATATTCTTTTTAAATAGACTTAAAGTAATTTTTAGTCTATCTGCTCCTGGCGCAGAATAGTTATTATATCCTTGAGAATTATCTGCTAATGACTCATCTAAATCAGAATTGATTATTTCTTCTAATATATTAAATCCAACCCTATAAGAAGGAGTGTTGGTATATTGATCAAGAATTAAAGTCTCTGAACTTACGTTGGCAAATTCCCCTCTTATAAAATATACACCTTCTTCAATATGAAAAGCAGATCCTGTAGCAGTTGCTCCAGAAGCAATCGTAGAAGCAAAAGGACTACCTATAGCAATTGTAGTATTTCCAAGTAATCCAGAGGTGATATCAACATTACAAGTTAAATTTTCTGCATCAGAAAATGTTGGAGTAGAATTATTTGCAGTACTCGACGACAAATATTGAATATAAAGAGTAAGATTCCCATTTTCAGAATCTTCCGCTTCAAGAATCTTATTAACTACTGCTGTTACTCCAGAAGTTTGTCCGGTAATCTTATTCCCAATTAACTGGTCCGCATATGCAGTAACTGGTACTCCTTGAAAAGTATTAGATAACTGAACACAAGTATAATCCTTACTATAACTAGTATTACCAGGAATTACTTTCGTTCCATCCTTAAAAAAATGTTGACCAAACTTTTCAATTTGGTTTTGTAATATTGACTGCAGATTACTTAGTTCTCTTGCTTGGACAGGATATCCAGGTTTAAACAGCACTCTATAATAATCCTTCGCAGGATCAAAGTCATCAAAATAAGGAGAGACGTTTAGATTCGTTTGCTGCGGCATGATTTTTAGAATTGCAAGATAACTTTAATATCTTCTTTTTGGTTAGAGGACCTAGTAATGGATGGTCTATTGTCCACATAAATCACTTTACCCGAATATTTTTTAACTTCAGGATTCGCAATTCCACTATTAAATTCTTGACCAAGATAGTAGGTTCTATTATTTATTACGGTACTTATAGCTACCGCACCAGAACCAAAACTGGTATCAATTGCTAAATTAGAACCGGATGATGGAACAATTGTTAAACTTCCACCCGATGAAGGAGTTGCAGTAAATGCTTGTAAACTAAATCCATAAGTAGGTTCAGTAACACCAACACCAGCAGTGTTAAATCCAGCAAGAGATTTATCCTGCCAGTATTTTAAAACTCCCGTAGTTTGATCATACTTCACCACTCTTCCTACTGCAGTAGATCCAGTAGCAATGGTTTGGGTAACATAAGAATCAGCAGTAAAAGTAGCACTGCTATATCCTGTTCCAGTCAATCTCAATGCATAAGTGGCAGCAGCTTTATCAGCACCTAAAAGAGAAGTACTATCAAAAGCTTGAGGATTACATACAACCCCTACTCTTGCAATTTGATTATCGGTTACAAAATCAGGATTTTCATTATCGTTCTCAATTCTAGAATATAGAAGAACATTATATGCACCCAATTCTGTATAAATGTTAGATCCATGTCCTCCTGGAGGAGAAATAATGACATCAAACAACGGACGAGTGGTTCCGGTAGGTACATTACCTCCATCTAAATCCACACTACCATAGGTGTACCCAGAACCTTGATTAGTAACAGTTACAGATTCTACTTCATTAGAAGCATTTACAACTATTGTGCATAGTGCTCCACTACCGTTCCCTTGAATAGGAACATTAGTATAAGACTTACCACCTGTAGGTCCAATAGCAACACCACGATTAGTAATGGTTACAATTTTAATAGAACCATCTACAGCATTATCTCTAACAGGAGCATTATCTGTACTAGTTTCCCAATCAGCAGGGACTGGAATATAATCAGTAGATTCAAATTTTACAATATCACTAGGTTTAATAGTATAAAGATATTTCCAAATATAACCATCACCACTACTACCAGCACTGCGTGGTTCTAAATCTGTAAAAGTTGGCTCATCTAATGAAGGTCTACCATTGGGGTTATCAGGATCTGTACCGTTCTGCAAACATTCATATACTCTATAGTCACTATTCAGAACATAATATGTGGCAGAATATAAATTGGTAGCACCAGAAACTTTGGCCGTATTAGTACGACTATAATCACTACGATACATATCATAGGTTGTACCAGAAGACCAAGATCTTTTAGCAACAACTTGGCGTACATCAGAAGAATTAATCTTCTTCATCGCAACCATAGTATCCCAATAGTCATCTTCCTGATCAAAATTATCCTTCGGAGAAGGGGGATCAGAATCCCAATCAGATTGATAATCAGTAGGGTTGCACAGACCAATAAAAGAATAATATGCATTTGCTGTGGAGGTGACTCCAGCAACAAAGTTTTTAGCATTTAATATTCTGAGTTGGTCAGTTATAATTGCGGCCATTAGTACAGAAGTTTTTATTTATTTATTAACAATTAAGTGGCATAATTTGCCGATTTCAGTTTATTGGTCCGTTGAACTATCATAGAAGTCGAAATACCAGTTCCATTAGTTCCTATTCCTGATTGTGTATAGGCAGTATAAGAATTTACTCCGCTTCTTGATGTAAGATCAATTCGTCCCCAACTGAAGGATCCGAAGAAATTAGAAGTATCAATACCAACAGTGCTGTAAGTGAAACTACCATCAATTTTAACAAATACTCTATTAATGTAAGTAGTTCCTATACCAACACCGCTATTATCTAGACCAGTAGCAGTAGAGACTATTTCAGAAGTTTGAACTTCATAAACATTATCTATAAAGTTCGTTCCTACCCCTATATTATTATCTCCAGAATCTAAAGAAGTAATAGATGTAGTCGCTATTCCTACGTTAGAGAATTCAACAACAAAATAATCATTTGTGCTTATTCCACTGATAGTAACAGCAGTTCCTGTAAGAGAAGCATTCCTCAAGAAAGAATCATCAGGAATATGAAGATCCATAATCAACTGGGTTCCACCACTAATAGTAGTTGTTCCGAAACCAGTAATATTTCCTTGATCCCCAGAGTAAATATTTACATTATTTGCTTCTTCTGTATAAACAGGAGGAGAAATAAGAACATTTGGTGGAGCATCAGTTGTATATCCCGCACCAGGATTAGTAATTGCTGCACCAGTTATTACACCATTAGCAATAGTTAAAGATCCAAACGCAGTAGTGGTTGTACCGATTCCCGTACCTCCTTGGTTAGTGCTTCCAATACTCATAGTTGCAGTAGAGTAACCCGAACCACCGGATGTAATATCGATAGAAGAAATAGTACCCAAACCAGAAACTATAGCGGTAGCAGCAGCACCAGTCATAGTTGCCTGATCCACGAAAATAACTTTATTCTGGAAACTTAAGGCATCAGGATCTTCGTTTTCATTATAAGAATCAAATATAGGTCTTAAAGTATCAACATAGATTGTAGTAGACCCAATACCAACTGACTTAATAATATAAGCAAATGGGTTAATACGTGGTTCATAAAGATCCCTAGACTTACCTACTGGTAGATCATTAACAAACATGTCTTCAGTCTGTCTGCACCAATCAACAGGTCTTACTAGACTTTCATCCCCACTATTACCAGGACCATAATAAGGATTGGTTGTAACTAAATCAGTAGAATTAACTTGCTGAACTCCACGAGAATCTTCTTGAAGATTCTTTCCTTGACCAATAGAAGGACTGTGACCAATAGTTAAATCATCACCAATCTTAACAGTTTCAATGATATCCTTAAACACAACATCTTGATCACCACTTCCCTTATAGAAGATTAATTTAGAAGTATCATCTTTTTTAGGTGCTTCAGTAAATTCTATAACACTACCACCTTCAAACTTATATCCTTCACCAGGAACTTGGAGGATATCATTGATAAAGATAATAATAATATCTTGAACATTGATATTAGATCCTTTAGCAGATCTAATAGAAACTACGTCTCCACCATTTTCAGTAAGAGTAAAGGATTTAGTTTCTCCATCAAACTTATCATCCAAATTATCAAGCATATGAAGGAATCCAAGAGACCATCCAGTAAATTCATCACTGAAGGTCTTATCAATATTAATCAGGAATTCCGTATAGTCCGAAGTAGTTGGAATACCAACTGTTCCACCAATTCCAACTGTTAGGGATTCTCCAACACCATATCCATATCCAGTTTCCCCGATACGGAAATCAATAACACTGGATCCTTGTCCAACAACAATATCAATGGTAGCTTGAGTTCCAACACCAGCAGAACCAGAAGCATAGACTAAAGGAATATTAGAGTAAGAAAGTGGATCATCAATTACAACTTCTAGATGAGGTATTACATTACCACCTCTGGCATAATGATGAGCACATGTAGAAGTTCCTGTATTAACTATGAACTTCTTATCATCCAGTACTTCAAGAACTGTAACTTCCTTCGCTGCAGGATCTTGCTTACTTGCAGAATTATTACTTGTACGTGGAGCAACAATAGATCCCTGAACTGTTCCACCAGCAACGAAGTAAGAATCAACAGTGGAAACTCCCACATTAACTTCAAATTCTGTAGTGCTGTTAACAGCAGTAACTTGTGTTCCTGCATAAGTTGGATCAGGTCTTCTAGGATACCTATGATAAGTAGAATTAGAATCCTTACTGCAAGAGAATGTTAATCCCTCTTCCTTCAATTTAATGTTTTCACCAGTAGTTAAAGTATGTGCGCCAATAGTCATGGTCAAAATACCAGTATTAGCACTATAATCTGCAGCAGTGACAGTATGATTAACAAGAGGTGATGCACCAACATCAAGAGTAATAGTAGTAGCAGTAGTATCACTAATATTAACTGCTGTACTAAATCCTGGATCCGTAGATCTTGGATAGTTATGCAAGGAAGAATAATTATCCATTGCACATCTAAAGGTTAAAGAATCATTTGCTAACCTAACACTGGTTGATGTAGTAAGGGAGTGAGATCCAATAGTAAGAGTAGAAACACCGGCATTTGCATCATAAGTTGCATCAGAAACATCAAAGTAAACTAGAGGTGAAGCACCGACATTAACCGTAATAGTAGTATCTGTCGTTGCTGTAATAGCAGTGTTTACTCCTATAACCGGATCTGTAGAACGCGGATAATTCTTCTCGGTAGCATCATTATCCATTGAACAAGTAAAGATTAATGCACTTGTTCCAATGCCTACAGTATTACTTGTAGTGTAAGTATGACCTGATCCTACTGTTAAGGTTAAATCACCTGTAGAAGCGGTGTAAGAGGCATCTGTAACAACCGTAGATCCTATTCCGGTAATAGTAATAGTACCAACCCCTACACTAACAAATGTATGAGTATAATCACCACCCGAAATAACTGCACTTGATGCTGCACTTACAAACTGATGTGCATAATCTCCACCACTAATTACCGCATCTGTTCCAGTACCAACAAAGGTATGAGTAAATTGATTATTAGGAGAAGCATATCCAACATCAACAGTGATAGTTGTAGCAGTAGTACCCGCAATTGCAACCGAAGTATCGTAGGCAGGATCACCACCTCTTGGGTAGTAATGAGTACTAATTCCAGCATCTATAGAACAAGTAAATCCAAGTCCAGTAAAGATAACATCTCTTCCAACAGAGAATCCATTAGCAGCAGAAGTAGTAACGGTCATGATACCACTTGCTGTATTATATCCAACAGAACTAATATCTAATGGTCCAGCATATGAACAAGTAAAGGCAATACCTGATAATTCTACTTCATCACCTTGAGAATAACCGTGTGCCTTATGAGTAGTAATAGTC